CGGCTTGGTTGGTTCAGAAATGAGCTTACATTCCCTAGGAAGGTGCATTGCTCCTCTCGAAAGAGAGAGACAGCTATCCTTTTCACATCAATATAGCCGCAAAGTATATCGTTTCCGACAAGACTAGAGCAGCCCTCAACTTGAGAGTCACACAATCTCTACTTTGACGTGAGTGAATAAATCACACCCATCAATAAAACAGAATGAAAATAAACAATATGAAACAGCAATTACGCTGGTTCATTCGCTATTTCCCCTCTGAACGAAGAGATAAGTACGAACGTTGCATCGAGCACTGGTTTGGGTATTTAACGACCCAAATTCAATGCGTAGGACCCGTTACCGCGATTGCGATGGCGAAAGCCATTCGTAACCACGTTACTAGGTACCTATCCGGTGCACCGTTGCACAAATCGGTTCACCCAATGGTGGGTCTTAACAAATCCGGAGTGCCAAAAGCACTCGGGATCTGCCAAGATCTACTAAAGGGCGATCACCACGATCTGCGCTTTCTTATGACACTTTTAGTAGTGTCACGAGAAATTCCTGCGTGGAAACCGGTGGATTATAGTTCCATAGTACAATCACCAAAAGTGACAGTACAGGTGGAGCTTATCCAATCGATTTCACGCTGGGCAGCAGACTTGGGGTGCAACATTCCAACCGAGTTTGAGGCATATCACGTAACAGCCAAAACGGGACCTAACGGTCTCGCCATGGATACTAGCTTGATAGACCTCTCACTCCTACCGGACTCAGGAATAGCTAAATGCATAACAACTTTGGGAGGAATTCCTCTTAAGGATGCTATGAATGAAGTATTCGGAGTCATGGAAGAAGTCCCTATTAAACCGCTAGGTAAAGTCAAAGAGCTAACCACTCTAAGACGCCTATCGATTAAGAAGGACAAAGAAGGAAAGAGCCGAGTGTTCGCCATCCTTGACTACTGGTCACAGACAGCATTGAAGCGCTTGCATAGTGAAATTCTTTCACTATTAAAGCGTCTTCAAGCCGACTGTACCTTTGATCAAGGGTCGCGACTAGGAAAGGTTTCTCCCAACCCAAATTATCACTCGATAGATCTGACTAATGCCACTGACAGGTTTCCCTTACAGTTGCAAGAGGCAGTACTATCGGTCTTAATTGGGCCCGAGAAATCTCGAGCATGGGCACAGATACTGGTCCACATACCCTACATGACCCCAGAAGGGAGTCACGTGGCTTACGCTGCAGGGCAACCTATGGGAGCTTATAGCTCATGGGCAGTATTTGCGCTATGCCACCACTTAGTCATAAAAGAGGCATCAGTTCGAGCGGGGTTTAAATCCTACTCAAACTATATGCTCCTTGGTGACGACGTGGTCCTAGGAGATGACGATGTAGCTAAACACTACAACGACATCTTAACTCAATTGGGAGTAGAAACTTCTCCTCACAAAACTCATGTCAGTAAACACTGCTATGAATTCGCGAAGAGATGGTTCTACCATGATGTGGAGATAACCGGTGTCCCTATATCGGCTCTGTCAGATTACCAAGGACCTTCAACGGTCCTGAGTCTTCTGCAGACGATAGAGAGGAACTGGCATCTTCCATACCAAGCATATTCCCGATCAGACTTAGCTAAATTACTACGTGCAATTGGTCTTGACGAGTCCAAAATACGCTTAGAAACTACGCGTATCTGGGAGTCTCGATTATTGCCAGCTGGTAAATTAGAAAAGGAAGAAAACTTTGAACGTAACTGGAAGACATACGAAGTACTCACAAGTGGGTACTTAGGATGTCATGTCACTTACGAACAAGTTCTCTTAGCTCTTAACCAATTTATTCCAATGGCCAAGATAAAAGCTGCCACAGTAGCTGTTAAAGACACGGTCAGAGACGTCGTGCAGTATCGAAACAAATTGATACGACAAGTCGCATCTGATCCGGCCTTTAACAAGGAGTTGTTGCCTGATCTACCCACAATACTATCTATTTTACCTATGTTAGCTGCGCCTCTCGCTTACGCGAGGACGGCTCAGACTACCTTAGATCGAATGGAAAACCTGGTAGCTGAAGGGCGAGAAGAATTAATTCTTGTCGATCCTCCAGTTATAGGGTTTAACCCACTCAAATTGGATAGTAAGAATCGAGATAGTGCACGCTTTTATATTCACACGAAGATCCCAAAGGTTCTTCGCGAGACTATAAAAGAGTACTTAACCGCACGTTCAGTCGCCTTGTCTGGAGGAACTCCAGCTCATTGGAAGAACCTGACGTGGTTAGCGTCAGATTCTTCGGAATGATAGCGAATGACTGGCAGAGGTTAATACCTCAATTGGTGAAGGGAAACCTTCACCCGGGACCCGACCGCGAGGTCG